AGCTGGTTGGTAAAGAACCACTTGCGCTCAAAGAAAGCTGCTTGGATGTAGCGCATCGTCCCCTCATCGTTGTACTTAAAGTTAAAGACAGCACACAAGATGTTGTTGATAAGGCACTGGCCTCCAGAAATAGGCTCTGTAAAGTCAATTAGCGGAAAAACACCATCTAAGGGGTCGCTGATCTTGGTTGTAGTAGCACCCACTAAGGCGTAGATGCCATACTCATTCATAAACAGGATAGACCGGAAGTACGGAAAAATGGCGTTTCTAAGGTTAGAACCCACCGAGGCAGACACGTTGGTGTTGGTAAAAAGCGTGATACCCGTGAGTTCGTTAACCCGCACATCAGAAAACACGTTAATTGAATCTTCACCAAACACGTAGAGAAAGTTGTTAGCTGACAGGATGCGGGTAATGTTGGTACGCAGAGTAGAATCTGAAATGGTCAGAAACCCCGCAGAGACGCCAATAAAATCATTGAAGGTGTCTGCTGCCGTATAAAACACAGTACGCTCAGATGCGATCCAGGCACGCCCAGAAAAGGTAGCCGTGTCAGTGCCATTTTGGTCAAGAATCGTGCAGGTTACGTTGGCATTGCTGCCAGCGCCTGTGATCGTTACCGTAGGTGCGCTGGTATAGCCTGTGCCAGCCTCTGTCACAATAATTTCAGAGACTGCATTGGCAACAATGACTACCTCACCTGTAGCCACTATTCCGTTAGCCTGATTAGGAGTGCCAAAGGTTACTGTGGTGTTAGCTGCGCTGTAGCCAGTGCCAGCATTTACAATCGTGATGTTGTTGATTGAGCCAATGTCATGCAGGTCCACCCCGTCCCAGGTCTTGTACCCGTTGTTGGGGTCAATGATTAGGGCACGTTCGTTCTTCCACTGTGTAATGGCTACGCCTGTGTTGGAAAAGGTGCCTGCATTGGCAATGTTGCCAAGGGTGTTAGCCGTAAGGTTGACGTATTGGGCAGAGCCATCGTCCTGAAAGCCCAAGACGTACTCGTTGTTCTGAATGTTGACCGACGCCATGTAGGTCACATTTGAGGTAAAAGCGTTGGCGTTGACTAGATCGTTGCCCTCTACAATGCGTAGGTTGCCAAAACCAATGGGTTGAGCGTTTTCTAGCCAGCCAAACTCACCGTTTTCAATGACCGTGCGGCTGTTTTTAGTGTTAACTCCCTTAAAGTCCTTGACGACGGCGTACTGTTTTTTTTGCTCAACCGCAGCCATGTCAGTACCCCGAAATGTATGGTGTGGGCAGTCTTCGGGTAAAGGTTGTGTTTAGCACCTGCATAACGTGCTTTTCATATTCTTGCTTAAATATCTCTGCCTCGCCATAAGATTGTTCTTGATACTTGGCAATGTAAGCCGCATAAAAAGGCACTGTCTCGGTAAACGGGATCGGCAGCGTTTCATTTGGACTAGCATCTGTTAGCGGTGCTTTAAGCACCACAGTGTCAAACTCCATTACGTAATCCTGATCGGGCCTCGGACCAACAAAGACTTTTTTAGGCCCATAAAAAGAAAACGCAATAGGACGACCAGTGTTGTTCTGGTAATAACGCAACTGAGCGTTAAAGTTAGTCCAGGGCATGTAATACAAAGGCACGCGAGAGTTGCCATAAAACAGGTTGATCGTTAGCACGTCAATGGTGTTAACGCCCTCTGGCAGGTCAACAAAATCAATTGTCTCTATTGTGGCAGTGACAGTGTGAGACTGGAGGATACGATTACACCCAGTGTCTTGCACTAGGTGATTTCGTCCGTCATTGATGTAGTCAGTTAACTCGGCATTGGTCCAAAAATTTGCGTTAACGTCGTGCAGCAATCGACGGGTTTCTGTAATGTAACCCGCTAGAGTTGTTGCCATGTTTACTCATCTGTATTGGTGGTCACTTTCGCCGCAACCCGTGCTTTAGGCAGGGGTGCGGCTACTCGCTCCACCACGGGGGCTGACACGTGGACAGGCTTGGAAGACTCTCGACTAAATGAAAACTTGCCCAGACGTTCCATTGCTGCGGGGTAGTCTGTACTCATTTTCATCCAGCCAAGTCTCACAAGATAAGGCTCTTTATTGTCATCACCATAGCCAAAAATGTGCTTTGCAGCAATTTGCGGCATCTCTACTTCCTTGCCACAGGCAAAGTCATAGGTCACACCATTAAAGGCATCAACCAAGGGGTTGTCGCCGTTATTGCATACAAAGAGATTTGTCATAGCGTAACAATGTCACCAAAAACATAAACGTCAGCAGTTGCGGCTGTACCCTGGGCAGTTGTCAACGACAAGAAAATGTTAGTTGCCGTTAAGACATCTCCACCAGAGGTGTAGCCAGAAGCAATGGTTAAGTCAATAAACTTAGCCGATGCCGTCAAGCCACTGTAAGCCTGACCTGCTGCGACAATTGCCGTTCCACCTTTGCTGGTTTGCGGGTAAACGCCTCCGTCAGCGGTTGTAAGGCTGACAGAAGCGTTTGTGACCACAATACGGCGAATGATGTACTTGGCAGGAGCAGAGAAAATAGTAATCTGCTGATCCGCAGTCGAGTTCATGTTGGCGCTAATCAATTGACCTAGCAGGATTTGTCCAAACCTGTTGGGTAATTGAGTACCTACTTTATTAGCGTCCATGATGTTCCCTTATGCGTAGGTTAATGGAGCAGTCTCGCCGCCGTTAACGGTCACAACGCTTACGTTGATAGCGCCAGCATCGCCAAAGTTATTGAGACGCACGTTAACGCCGTCAGCAAGAACCAGGCCACCAGCATTAGCAGCGTAGACGTTGGCAAACGCATTACCAGCCGCAGCGTTGTTCACCTGTATCACCACGTTAGCTGTCGGGTACACGTAGTACGCACCCGCAGTTAAAACGGTTGAAGAGGCGTTGGCAACAGCAACGGTTTCTGCCTGGAAATAAGCACCAGCGGTATTTGCGTTAGCAGTAGCGAGAAGGATTTTATTGATTGCTAATGACATATATCCTCCTTACAAGCTAAGTGAGTTAAAGCCGGTAATTTTCGTCATGGCTTTAGGCTTGGTGTTGACGAGTTCAGCAATCATCAGCACGGCACCGACATAACCAATCTGGAAATTAGGCAAGGTGGACTCAAACCCAGTGAACGCAAACGATGCCTGTTCGTGGATATAGAGTGACAAGTAGTTACTGTTCAGGAAGTACAGAGTACCTTCTGGGCAGAATGGGTCTGGATAGATAGGAACGCCAGCAACCATCAAGGCACGGAAAGCTGCCTGGGGGCCATTAGCATCACCATCAAAGCCTGATCCTGGGGTAATCATGTAGTTTTCTTGGCCTACATAGTCTTGGGCCAAGAGAGTCCATGTACCGAATCCGCAGACGCCAAAAGTAGGCACTTCAGCGCCGTTTTTAACGGTGCCAGAGATGTACTGAAGGACGTTTTGACGGGTAGGATTGACGGAGCCAGCAGCGTACTGCTTGGATTTCCACCAAGTTTCCGTTGAACGGTCGATGTTTCCGTAAGTTGCTGTTCCTGTGCCATCGTCAACTGCGGCAGGCAGACCAATAAATTGCTGTTGGTTTGTGGTGTTGGTGTACAGGGACGTAGCCATGGCCTCCATCATCACGTTGGTCGCGTCATTCATGCGAGCCTCGATCAGAGGAATAATGGCGTAGTCTTGCTGCACAGCACCTTCCATTCCGAGGAACGGAACAGGAGAAACCAGCAACTTGAGGTTGAATTCAGCTTGGTAAGCACCTTGCTGAACAGATGGTTGTGCAAACGAACCCGAGTAGTCAGACCACTGAGCGTTTACGAATTGAGAACCCTGGACGGGAACTGTTACTGAAGACACACCGCCAGAAGCGGTTTGTGAATTAGCAATCAGCGCCGCCATGAGGGGCGTCGAGTTGTAGATTTGAACGACCAACTTCGGGATAAAAGCACGACGAGTAACGTAAGTTAACTCATTGAATTGGTTACTACCCGAAGCTGGAAGTATGCCGCCACCAATAGGCATGATTTACCTCCGAAGTTTCAAAATAAGCCCCATACCAAATTACAAACCAATCGGCCTTGGGTTCTTGCGAAGTTCTGCAAGAGCCGCAGCAGCGTTTTCACGTGCTGCACCAATCGGATTTTTCATATAACCCTTAATGTCAAACTGCGCCATCACTGGTCGCGGAAAGCCATTAGAGGTTGGAACAGCAGTCTCACGGGACTTTTGCCAATAGTCAGCAGCAGTCTCATGGTTTCCAATGCCTTTCTCAGTCATCAACTTTTCGATTTCCAAGATGTCATCATCAGATTGGGCGAAGCCCTTTGACTTTAGGTTGTTGCGACGCTTGGTAAGCTCCTCACGCACATCTCTGCTCTTGAGTTGAGCTTGCAGCTTTGATACTTGGTCCTCAGCAGCACGAACCCGTTGCTCAACTGCGTCTTCCATTTCAATCTCAGGCACCGGCAAGTCTGGGTGTACCCGCTTGGTCAACCGCAAAAACTCTTTGCGAGTGGACGGGTCTTCAGACAAACGCTTAGAAAGCGCAGCAAGTTCGGAGATTGCTTCTGGTGAATAGTTTTCAAGACTCATGGTTAGCCCCTTTTTGTCTTAGTAGATACGCTTAGTGTCGCCTGGCTTGCTCAGGGTCATTTTGTTTTTGGTCCCAATCTTTGATGCGTTCGACAGGCCACCCATCTCAGAGAATCGAGGCGTGTTGACAATCGGACCATTGTTTTGCGAGTTGTCGGTTGGACGACGTGGCTGCAAAGCACCTTTGGGTTTGAAGAGTTCCATATTTGCTCCTAGATAGGTAAGGGAGGTGAAGTAGCACCATCAATTGGTGCCATAGCTGCTGTTCTCTGTCCAGGCGTGGCACCACCCGCCTGGGGCAAAGTTTGAATCATCTGCAAAATTTCAGCAGGAATAAGCTGTCGAGTGTCTGACTCACGCTCACCAAAGCGGCGGGTAATGTCAGACACAACTTTTTCAATTGTTACGTTTTCTGGACTATCTGGCGGAAAGGCACCAATAGCAGACTGCAACATGTCCATTGCCATCATTACGTTTAGACGGGCTTTTTCTTCCTCACCCTTCTTTGCTTCTGGCGTGGTCATTGGCGAAGCCATTGGTGGCGTTTCAGCACCTTGCTCTGATGGCGGCAAAGTAGGGGCCATGGCTTCTGCGCCCTGGTCCATCCTCATCATATCCATCATGTCGTTCTGTGCTACAGCCATGCTGCTCTCCTATGACAAACAAACACTAAATACATTGTATCTATCATGTCAATAACAAAAGGGGGCAAAATGCACTGCCCCCTAGACTTACTTGCGCTTGTTACCGCGCATTGGGTCTTTTCTCATTGGTTTCATAGGCATTTTGTAAGCCATGGTCAACTCCTAGAGGTGGTGCGGCCTGTCATGCTGCGGCCTGGATTTTTGTTAATTCCATACCGAACATACGATATGGAGGCTGGTGACCGCACCTCAGAGACACTTTTTTCTGTGGCACGCGGTTGATCCCCAGATTTAAGCATGGTCTGGGTATTGGATGGGGTTAGGTTCTCTGCCATAGGGTGCCCTCGGTTACGCTGCTGGACTTGCTTCAGGTGCCTGTGGGGGCTGTTGATCCTCCTGCCCTGGCGCCTGCGCCGGTTGCATCATTGCCTGCTGTGCTGCTGCCTCATCTGCACGTTTAATATCGTCTAAGAGTAGTTCTTTCATGGGTGGTTCCATCAACTCAATCAGGCGTGACTTGCTGATGGCGCCAGCGTTAAAGAGGCTAAAGGCAAGCTCTCGGCTGTCTTCCATGAAAATTGGGCTATTAGAGTGGGCGTCAACCTTAACCACAAAGTCAGCCGTAAACTGGGCAGGCACAAACTTGTTGCCATCGGTGTCTGTCAGCACGGTGTCGTCGTAGACCTGCATCATCTTGAGATACAGGGTAGCCATCTTTTCTAAGCTGTCCTCAATGACCATGGCACGCTTTTTGGCACGTGAGGAGCCTAGACGGGCCAATTGGCTTGCATGACCAGATGAGCGCACGCCTGCTTCTCCACGTCCAGCTAGCACACTGGTGATACCAGAGGCTTCAGCAAACATGTCGTCAATGGCGCCTAGCTCACGAAACAGGTCATTTGGAATGTTTGGAGCAAACTGCTCAACCTTTGCGTTTGGCATGTCAGTCGATATCATGCCACCAGCACGGTTAAGGGCAAAGTTCTTTTCATCCAAGATGCCGGTAAAGCCCATGACGGCGCTTGGCGGGAACACTTGCTTGTCAAGCAACTCTAAGATTTGACCTTGGCGCTTGTTTCTCATGTCTTGCAAGAAAACAAGGCGCTGCACTTCGGACTGGCCCCAGTAGTAGTCGTACTGTGGGTTGGGGCAAAGCTGCACAAAGGGTTGCTCACCCTTTAGGAACAGGCTCTGCGAGGGGCGGTCATAGATCACAATGTCTGGGTCTGCAATGGTGATGCACTGGTAGTCGCCTACCTCATCGTCAAAAACCCAGAGTTCACGCATCTTGACGGTGGGTTCACCGATCCTTGGCGTGTAGGTCATCGTGCCAGCAAGACTCATCTGCACGTTTCCAAAAATGGTTGGGTCAACTGCTGAGGTAACAAGGCGCTCTACGCCTTGTGGGTACTGTTTGGTTTGTTGTTCTGCAAGGGCAATGCGGTTGACAATTTCATCACGCTTGGGGTGTGACCATAGGCGAGAGTAAAGCTCACTTTTGGTCATGTAGTATTCCTGCGCCATAGCCTCTTGGCGGTCTGTGTAAGGTGTGTCCTCACGCAGCACACCAAAGACGCCAGGTTCCACCATGTAGGGGTGGATACCGTTGCGCCATACCAGCTTGACAAAGGAAGTGTTGTAGCAAAGTGACCAGTTAAGTGCCTGAGCAAACACCTGGTCTGCGTTTGAGTTGACCCAGTAATCGTGGATTGCCTTGGTCAAGGCAGGGATCATCTTGTGATACGAGGTTGGCTCACTAGCGCCAATCTGGATCGAAAAACGTGTTGTCTCCGAAGAGTACATGAAGGACGACAACTGGTCGATGTGCGGGAATATCTTATTAAAGTGAGCAGGCGACTGATCCATACCCGCCCCAAAGAGGTAGTAGGAGCGCAGCATGGTGTACACAGACATGCGCTCAGACTGAGAGACCATACAGCGGTCTATCATGTCCATGTAAAACTGCTGACGGTCTACTGGGTCTTTGGGTAATCTCATGGGTTGATCTTTAAGTTCTCATGGTCAGCGATGTAAGAGCCAACCTTGGGTCCAGACAATGATGTGCCTGCACCTTTAACGGCTTGGATGCCAGAAACTGACTCATCTGCCACCGGACGCAGGTTGTAATTGCCCAATTCGGCAGGACTTCCCCATCTTGGAGCAAATGGGCTGTTGGGTTGAGTGTAATGAGGCGGTTGAGCCTCGCCTTCTTTGGCAGATTTGATGTCACCCATCTTAAAATCCAGTGCAAGTTGGTTCAGTGTGCGGTCATTATGCTTCGTACCTTCACTTTTTACACTAACTGGCTTCAAAAAGACAAGATTAACGTCTTTGCAGCCAGCAGGACAAGTCGGGTCATGTGACTCAAAAAACCCATGAACCGGACATTTATAGTCGTTTAATACACTCATTT